GTCCACCTGTTAGAACAGTTGCACCAGTTGATGCATTTGTTGTGTCGCCAGCAGTTTCAGTAATGTCTGCAAATACAATACCATTTGGTGTAGACTGATCCGAACTGTCACGTGTTACCCAGGCTGAAGTACTGGAATTATACATTTTAAATACCATGTCACCGCCTGTTGTATCAATCCATAAATCATTGTTACTTGGACCAGTAGGTGCCGTAGTACCTACAGAACTAATTGTTTTTGGTACCCAAAGCCCTGTGCTTTTTATATACATATCAAATGAGGCTGTTGTAGTGGTACTATCATACCAATATGTTCCGTCAGTTGTATCGCCTGTTAATGCTGTCGGGCTACTTTGTAATTGACCTGTTGCAGTACCGACAGTAATGGTTGCCCATGCACCTGCTCCATCAGAAGTTTTAACAACCATCTCTGGATCACCAGTTGCACTATCAATAGCATCGATATAAATTTCACCTGCGGCTGGTGTTGATCCGCCGTCAATTTTTACAGTTACATCGCCTTGTACTAATCCTGTGTCGGCTGTTCCGCCTACTGTAATTGCAGTAATTTTACCAGTTGAGTCAACAGATGCGGTTGCAGTTCTGTTTGTTGCACCGGATAATGTAATGGTTGGTAAATCGCTTGCACTATATCCTGATCCACCGTCGTCAACTGTAATACTAGCAACGTCACCGGCTGTAATAACTGCGGTTCCAAATGCTTGTGATCCAACGCCAAAACGTCCTGGTGAATTTGCTTCTGTATCAGTAAATAACACCGGTACTGTCTTAGTTACCCATCCAGCAGTCGATGAACTATATTTTTTCATAACAACATTCATTCCAGCATTTGGTGATGTTGTCTTAACCCAAACATCATATCTGTTTGGACTTGCTGGTACACTTGTATGTGGATTTACATATACGTTTGTTGATGCATAACTTCCGCCAAGTGCTTGTAAATCTGTTTCTCTAACTTCTGTCCATACTGCTGATGCAGTCTTTTTATAATATCTCCATCCTGCTAATGTTGTTCCTGCTGAATCAATTGTAACAATTGCATATGAATCAACCGCTAATGCCGCTACTGTACTGATAGCATTATTAGGAACTGCACTTGCGGCAGTACCTGTTACTTCGGCACTTGTTAATACAGTTGGAGTCTTGCTTACCCAAGCACCAGCACTATCTGCTTCAAAAATACCAAATGTTGTTGAGGTTGTGTCAAACCATACTTGACCATCATTAGGTGGTCCTTTTGGCTCTGTCGCAGTTGCTTCTAATTCGGTAGTATTAATGTTTGCTCTTACAACATAGGCCCGACTTGCTATTCCTAAAAAGGAATATGCGGCTAACAAACCAAATTCATTTGTTTCGTGTCCGTGTACTGGAGTTCCGCTTGATACTTTAAATGTAGGATCTCCATAACTATTAAGTAAATCTCGTTGACTAGTAATAAGATATACTTTTCCAGCGGTTGCTGAAGTTGTATACGGTGCAGTGGTTGTGCCGTCTGTCAATTTTTTATCTTGCCCTGTTGCAATGATAAACATTGGTACTGTACCAGTTCCAACACTGGCGTAAAATGATTCGTCAGTTACCGAAACACTGACTCCTGGTGATACTAAAGTTGCCATTTAGTCTTCCTTAAAATTATAGGTCTCTTTTACATATTTATGTGGTATTTGGTATATAGTGGCGTTTAACCGATGAGAAAATGGAGCGGATCGCCCCCATCTGAGTAGGTTACAATCTCTTGATCTAGTTTATCCATTGCGGCTTGTGCATCTGCACGTAATGCTTCGCCATTTAGTGTAGTACCGCCTTGTGGACCTGCAATTTGACTGAACTTGCTTCTTGCTTCTGCTATTATTAATTTTGCTTCTGCTACTGCCCAACTTCGACACCAATAACCAGCATATGTATCGCTTAGTAAATCGGCTTCAGGTCTAAAATTGTAACAATGCAAAATAACATTTTCGTCGTTACTTTTTATTTTTCGTTGAATTGATAATGTTTTGCTACTAGGCTTCCATGTAAACATATATTCACTACCAAACATTCTGCCAAGCATTTCCCTATGCTCAGAATATGCTTCAAAAGTTAACAAACCGCCAGCTCGTCCCGAATGTAACAAATACGTATTAAGATATGCCGCTTCAAATGGTTCAACATCATTACCATATGTTGTTCCAGAAATACCTGTTACTGTTCTGTAGATATCCTTTACCTCAATAACTTCATCTGGCAAAACATAATCACTAACTTCTTTTGTTAGTGAAAGTACCATGTAACTTTCTTCTGTAGAATTTGACGAACGTTGTCTATAGCGGTCTAGTGCATGATCAATACTTAAATTGTAATGATCAGCATCTAATTCAATATCTACAATACCGCCGCCGAGGCTAAGTTCTATATCTTTGATTAATTTTTGTCTCTGAGACTGAGCCATACAACTACCTTTTACAATATTTATTAAGGAGAATGTATACTAAGGTAGTTGTATGAGCTCGAGACCTATTTAAAAACTTTGAGGATTATTGTATCGTCACCAAATCGGGGAGTTAAACGGGTTTCTACTGCATTTACATCCGTAAACCATTTATCAAACTTAGTTCTACTAAGTCCTTTACACTCTTTTAATTGATCTTTAGGTTTTCTAAGTGTCTTTCTAACACTTAGTTTTTCATTTACATTTAATATAGTTGTACCCTTTGCCTTAAAACCCATACTATCGTCTGCAATTAATACTCCAATTTTTCTAAACTTAGTTTGGTAAATTATTGCCGCCGTTGCTCCAATTAATGTTACTGGTTTTTCACTTACAATTCCTAATTCGTCATTCTTAACACAATATTTTAATTTAGCAACTTGTTTTTCGGCACTCTTAGGTTTCTTTGTACGTTGTTTTCTATTAGCAAGAGATTCTCCAATAATCATATCACATGCATCAATTACATCCTGTAAAAACTTTACAAAACGATGTTTATCTGATGTTGACATATGTGAATAACCTTCGATTAAATCTTCGTCGGATTTAAGAAGTGCTTGATTAATCTCATCAAGTTCTAATTGGTATTCTTTTTTAATAACTCTTGCATGAGCTTGATTACAACCATTAGCTCTTAAATAATCAAGTGGTTTATTTTGCAAAGAAACTAATGCCCATGTGTCTCCTTGTCCTGTACACATATCTTTCCACTTTTCTAATTCAGCACCAATATCAAATGCTTGCTCTTTAACACGTTCTTGAATTGTTGGTCCTACTTGACGTTCTTCTTTCTTTTCTTCTTTTTGTTCTTGTTTATTAAAACCTTGTGTACAAAGATAATCAATATGTCTATCTAGTTTTTCCTGTACTAATTCGTCAAACTCTGCACCATTAATTGCCATCTTTGCAAGCCATCCATATGTTGACAAAACAAATACATCTGGACATGCTTTTACCATTTTAGAATCATCTTTACGATTTCGTTCAACTAAGTATTCTACTATGAATTTTTTAGCATCCTTTACATTATGATGATAATTGTAATAATTAAATCCCCATGAAATTTCACTATTAGTAACCGGTCCTGTATATATAGGCTCTGGTCCAGTATACTTTTCATCAAGATTTTTTTGTGTTATTCGCTTTTTCTTTTTAGGAGCAACTTTTAATAAATTTCCACCTGTTTTTTTTCTTGCTTTTGGCATACTGTTCCTTTGTTAAAGTTGGCAGACCATCTAGGATTCGAACCCAGACTTGGAGGGTTGGAGCCTCCCGTGCTAATCCGTTGACACTAATGGCCTATATGTTTTGTGTATGAGTACATGCTGGATAACTGGAACATCCCATAAAATCTTTCTTGGAACGTTTTGCAGTTCTCTTAACAAGTAAACTCTCACACTTTGGACAAATGTGTTCTCCGTCGGCAACATACTTCCAAAGCTCTCTAGCTCTTTCTTTCATATTTGAAAAAGCATTTACTGTTCTATTTACTCTACGTTCTGCTTTAACTGGACGATCCTTTTTAAGATCGTACAATGTAACACGAATCGCATCTGAACCTATTTCCCGTGTTTTTTTAGTTCTTCTATCTACAGATGAAAAAATACGGATGGAGTAACGGAAGTCATCGCCTTTTAAGGCTCTCATAAAATCTTCAGGATTTTCATGTTTAATAACACGCTCAAAAACATATTCATTTGCATTAATGCCAAATCCTTCTGATTCAGGAGCAACATCATTAATACACTTGAACCCCATTTCGTCAACTAAAACTTTTTGTGCTTGCTCAAATGTGAATTCAACGTATCCTGACATAAAGTGCCTTTTTGTTAATGTTTTAACTTAGTATAAATATTATACTATCATATAAGCAAATGTCAACCGAAAAAAAGAACCAAATTATTTATGTATTAAATCGAGCAGGTCATTGTGGAGTTTGGTTCACTTGGGCATTGCATAATGCTTTGGGCTATAATTATTATAGAGCCGACTGGTTAGGG